ATTAGGCTGTCAGCCAGATCAAATTTGAAGTGATGCACAAACAGGGCCAGGTCACGATTCTTCAGCAGTGCTTCTGCATCTGATCCATAACTCTTGACCCGATCACGCTGTGCCGGTGTAAACTTCTTAAAATTGTTAAAATCCACTGTGACGCGGCTGTTAAAGGCTGCCACTACATCTTCATCAATCATTTCTGTTCCTTATAAAATCTATTACGAGTATACTTTGGGATCTCCTGCTGCCATACTCATAAAATCCAATTGGCTTTCTGCATCTTCGCCAGCCACTTCGGCCTGTATCTGTTTGGCACGCACATCGGCCAAGTTGGCTTCGGCCAACTTCTTCTTGTCTTCTGCTGAAGGTTCGCGATTCTTCTGTGCTTCTTGTCCTGCTGTGATCATGGCCACAACTTCTTCATCACTTGGCAGGTATGTGTCTGCGTCTTTGACACCCAACTGATACAGGGTGTCTGCAAAGGGCTTCTTGACTTTCTTAAACATGTCAGGTGTCAATGTGCCTGATTGAACCATGGCCTGCACAGTGCTATATAGTTCTTGCTGACACTTTTGTATGATCTGTGTGCGAGCCAAGGCGTTCTCTTCACTCATCATGCCCAGGGCCAGTTCAATGTGCACCTGTTTGCGGTCACAGAAGTTCATGTCGTCCCAGGCCAGGTAGTCCAGATACACCGGCTGTTTGTCCGGGTGGCTGGCTGCGGCCAATTTCTTTACGCCGTAGTCATCACCATACTGTATCAAGGTTCTCCAGGTGAGCCATAAGGCCTGTTTCAAACCTTCTGCGCAGTTACGCACTGTGTTGTCCTGTATGATTTGATTTGGCGATAGCGCCATCTGTAATTTGATACCGGAGTTGCCGGGTGCCATCACTTCAGGATTGAACACATCAGCAGGTTGGGTCATGCCAATCATGCTCATGGTATCTTGTTGTATACGATTCATGGCCACTTCTAAGAACTGCAGATTGCCACTAGGAGGTGGGATCTGATACACGTCTGTGGCTGGATTAAACTTGCTATCCAGAATAAAAATGGCAGCTTCTCCATCCTGTAGCATTTCAAAATCCAGTCTGTCAGGCTTGACACCCAATCTTGGCGTTGCTGTCAGCAGGCCCAACTGTATCTCTGCTCTTGCGGCAGATGTTGCATACTCTTGCATAGGAATCACTGACTCGGCGATGCTCATGCCGTAGAAGTTGCCAGGTAAAGGTTTGGGGCACATGCTGGCCACCGGAATAAATTCTACTTCTCTTGCGGAGATGATGTAACTACCAGAATAGATCAGTTCTATCAGTTCTAATTCGCCATCACCATCGATGTCGTACTTGTTCCAAACAGTGACAATTGAAACCTGTCGGCTATCTGGATCTGCTGACGCAGCACTTGATACAGGAATACCCATCACAGGTACTGAGTCACGTGCATGTATGGCCAAGTTGTTCAGCACTGATCCGGCTTGGTACGCACCATTCATGTTGTATTCGGCAAAACGTTCGAACTCATCCAGCACAATGCCCGGATACAGTTCCATGGCTTCTTGAATGGTCATTGGATCGTAGTAGCCGCAGAAAGGTTGGTCACGCATTTCCGGCACAGTGGGATCACAGATCCAGTAGTGCTGTGCGATCGGGTGAAACTTGATGTTGATGTTGTAGCCAGTGAGTTTGTACTTGGCAGTGTAGATGGTGTTGCGGGCAATGGCAGCACTGAGGATCTCTTCTTCGCCTTCTAATTGGTTCAGACTGAGGATCTCTTCTTCGGCTGCCTGGTCCTCTGAATCTTGTTCTTCTGCTGCGCCCAATTGGCCCATCATCATGTCCACACGTGCCTGTGCAGAATCGGCTTGATGGTCACCCAGCAGTTGTTGCACTTCGGCCATGACTCGGTCCATCTCCACACCTGTTCTGCGTCTGCTTTGTCGCCGTGCAGTGAGACCAGATTCTTGAGCCTGCTGTTCAAATGCTCGCAATTGATCCGTGGTGCCCGATGTTTCCACATAGCGTGTGATCTGTTCACGTATGGGCTTGATCATCATCATGCCATTCTTGTGCATGGCAGCATCCATCACCCAGCGTTCCATGATAAAGTGTGGATCATTCATTTGGTTTACAACTTTTGACACCATGTCAGTGGCCTGTCTGGCAGCTGCTTCGTCTTCTTCTGAATCTGGCACAAACTCAAAGTTGATTTCACCGTTGGGCACCAGGCCTTTGGTGATCACCGCAGTGGCATAGTCCACAGCAGGCTTCACACTAGGATGGATGTAGTCAATGCCGTTTACAGGTGCTGTGCTGGAGGTCACTGCCAGTACCAGGTAATGATAATCACTGGCTCTGTTCACTGCGTTTTTGGTGCCAAGATAACGTAAGTAGGATGCCATCTTCACATCCATCTGATTTTTCATGCGTACAAATGTAGCATTTTGTTTCTTTAACTGATTGATCTTGTCAACAGGTATATTCTTAATGTCCAGCATTGGGCTTTCCTTTGGATCGAGTATTTAGCGGCATCAGTAAAACTGGCTGTTAGTCCGGCAGTATGATCATGGGATAGCCGGCTTCGGCTGCTGCCCAACAGGCTGAGCAGGGTTCTTCAAAGTCCGGGTTTAACGGGAATATTTGCAGTTCAACGCCGTTGCCGTCGGCCAGTTCTACCAGAGCAAACGTGTGTTTGTGGCACAGCAACATGGCACGTCCGGCCATATGCACTTCACATTCTGCCACTGGCACTGTGATTTCTTCACTCATGGAGTTCTTCCTTCCCACTTCAATACAAAGTGTGTTTTGTCTGCACAGGGTTCAGGCCAGATCTGATCTGCAAACTGAGCCACTGTGCAGGGTCTGCCTGCAAACACCCACACAGGTGGATACAACTGCACATTTGCAGTGGCCGGTTTACCCTGGGCAGTGACGCCAGCAGGATATTGATTGGTCATTTCGGCAAAGTTCATATTACCCATCCGGTGAATAACTGCGTTTCCACGCAGGTTTGGTTGACTCGTCACGTCGCACGTATCTATCTCGCTGTGCGGCCATACGTTGCTGTGGTGTTCTATTGTCCCAGGGTTCGGCAAATCCGTTCAGCACACCCAGGATGGCATATCGGGCTGAATCAATATGATCATCAGGGTCTGAGAAGCGACCTTGACCATCCACAAAGTAATTGCGTGCTTCGTTGAGAAAGCCTGTGCAGTTTTCATTCACCATTAGGCTGCCCACTTCCAACATCTGTCGCATTTGATTTATGCCATAGCTCTTGTGATTGGTCACACGGCCTTCGGAGTCTGGTGGATTCATAATGGGCTTGGGCAGCACGTTGAGTTCATACTGTTCAAACAGTTCTCTGATTGATGTGGCACTCATGGTGTAGCGACCTGGCGTTGAAGCATCTGGTGGCAGCACAATGGGTGTGCCAAACACTTCGGGTCTTAGCAGGTGATTGATGTACTGTGTGGGCACTGCTTCTTCCACACCCTGCACTGCAATCTGTTTGTGCAGCCAGGCTGTGCGTTCGTATGGGTCCCAGTAAAGTAGGGTTATAACTGTTTTGTCATTGACCAAGCCCAGGTCCAAGGCAATGATACGTTGTATGTTGGGCATGCTACGGAAGTCAAACTCTGCAGGCTTATAGGTGGGCCAGTCTCTAATGCTGAACACAGCACCTTTGCCTTGTATGGGCTTGCCCTGCATACGTGCTTCACGTTCGTGTGGCAGGTAGTCACGGGCCAGTTGTTCACGAGTGCTGTTCAGTAAGAATGGTTCACCCCAGGGATCATATTCTGGCACGTCATCCCAACTCACTCGAACATAGTCGTAGCCTGCTTCTCTATTCCAGAACTTTGATACCAAGCCGTTCAAGCCTTTGAGTGGTGTGAAACTGCACATGACCATGCCCTGTGTGGTGGCAGTTCTGGTCACAATCTCTGAGAAGAAGTCATCTGGTGGCTGTTCATCAAACACTGCCAAGTTAAGTTTGAATCCCTGCAGTTGTCTAACCTCTTGGGTGTAGTTGGCAAACAGCAGATAACTCTTGCCGCCTGACACATGTCTAATCTCCACACCAATGCAGTTGGCACCATCTGATCGCATGGTGTCCGGCACAATGCAGTCACGTGGTATGGCACCGGTGCCTAGGCTATCACGCAGTTTGACATCGGGTGTGCCCAGCAGTTCATTCTGCAGCACTAACGCAACTTGACTCCAGCCTTCACCCGCAACCATGGCAGTGATGGGACGATCAAACTGTTTGCCTGTCCACCAGTCAGGATACTGCCCAGTGAGGTGCATGGCAGTTTCATAACAGGTACTCACTGTTTTACCAATTCGGTTGGCAGCCAGGATACCTCTACGGTCTGTGGTGGTAGTAAAGAAACTTCTTTGATGTTCAAATGGTCTGAAGTATTTTAACTGATTGTATTGCATATCATCTGCAATACCAATCACCAGATCTTCCAACAGCAGTTGTGTGTCGCGTGGCAACGTGCTCCAGGCTTCAGGCACAATGTGATTGCGCTGCATGGCCACCTGCAGAGCACGACGCATCAACAAGGTGCTGTCGATCATTGTTCAGGATCAAGTGGCCAGTCTCTGCGTATTTCATTAAGGCAGCGTAGGGCTTGGCTCAGCGCAAAGATATCATCCGGTGTGGCCAGCCAGGTCATGGGACGTGATAGGTCTACACCATCCGGTTTGCTGAGACACCATTGCAGCCGTTCTGATACCAGTCTCATGTGATGTTCCATCTG